CTAGCCTCGTGGATTTCGCAACCAATAAAGACTGGTCTTTGCTCAACAAAAGATTGATTTAAAGCGCCAACAACTGCCGACAAAGCTTGTGTTCTAGGGTCAGGCCAAGAGGTAAAATTTGAGCGTATAGAATCAAAACCTTTTAATCCATCAACCGCGGTAAATGAGAAAAGCTTAGGCCCACTCTTATATGGCGATGTAATAAAGTCGGGAGCTATGTAGCCGCTAAAGAAAGATTGTATGCCTTCAAATTGCAAGTAATTAATTTTACTTGTGCCACTTGTTGCTCCAATTACAAAGGTATTATTTCCAAATGCAATGCTTTCAAAGGTTGCTACTGAAGCAGCTGGTATTGCAGTCCAATTTATTGCGTTTGTAGAGTAAGCTATTCTATTGGTTCCAAAATCTGTAACCGCAACAAAATATCCGTTTCCGTACGCTAATGATTGAGGTGTAAATGGTATTGTAACGCTTATCCAAGTTAATCCATTAACTGAATAATAATTACCAGTTGTAAATTTCCCATCTGCAAAAATAATTTCGTTTGCAACAAATGTTGTTGCTTGTTCATCCCAATTTAATCCATCATAAGAGGTATAAGTAGTACCAAGTCCCCCAATTAAAAGTTCAGAAACTGCAACCCAAATTCCATTACCATAAGCTACTCCAGTAAAAGGTATATCTGATGCATTACTTCTTGATGTCCATGTAATTCCATCTGGTGAGGTCATTATTCTATTTCCTACTCCAGTTTTTGCAACAGAAACAAATAATCCATTGCCATACTCTACATCTTGCCACCAGTTATTAGCTGCTGGAGTTCTAGCAGTCCAATTTATTCCATTACTTGAACTTGCCGCAAAACCAGTTAAAACTCCTGAAACATTTGCATAACCAACCCCAACAAATATTCCATTTCCAAAAGTAACGTATGAAATGCCTAAACCAGTTGGAACAGTATTCCATGTAATTCCATCTGAAGAATAGTATATTAAAGAAAATGCTGCAACAAATAAATTATTTCCAAAAGTCATTCCTCTAAATCCAGCGCTTGGCGAAGCGGCTTGCCAATCTGTAATATCGTTGTTTGCGCTAACTTGATTTAAAACAACTTTCCAAGTCCTATTACCACCAACAAGAAACTCGTTAAAATCTCCAGTTTCCCCAGCAATTGTAAAATCAACCGAAGAGCCTATAATTGTCTCTAATGGGTCGTTTCCTGTATTTCCCCAATTGTAGGTAATATCGTTAATTAGTAAAGGAGTAACCGCTCCTGAATAGCCAGCTTTAAGTATTTGCAAGTTCCAAACATTTCCTCCGTAGTTGGTAGCATACCCCCCCTCGTATTTTATGCCGTAATCATTTATAGGAGCGTTTTGGCCTGTTAAAACAACATAGGCTTTAACATCCTCACTCGGCATCGTGTAGCTAAATGACAAACTAGAAGACAAGAAAGTATTGCCTGGAGAGCTATACCACATTGCCGTATGATAACCCGACTCGGGCGCAACTGCAATTGTAAGCGAATCGCCTTCTGTATAGAATTCTAAAGGAGCAACGCCGTTAACGGTAATCGTTCCAAGACCTTCTCGAACTGCAAGTAATAATCTGTAATCGTTAGCCATTAGCCTTTATTTATCTTATTGTTTGCTTGTCCTAAAACATAAACCAAATCGTTGCCTTTTACCACAAACTCGCCACTTACATCTCTGTTTTGCTCAAATAAACCTCCCTGAGCGCCACCAGTAAAAGAAGAGCCACCGCCCCCAACACCTGAGGTTCCAACGGACGAACCACCGCCACCACCACCGCCTCCAATTCCTGAGGTAATACCTCCACCTCCACCTCCGCCAATCTTAGCTCTAATAAAACCAGCTAAGGCAATCAAAGCAACACCAGCGGCAATGGCCGTGGCTGGGTTTTTAAATGCTAATTTAATTGCAATCATTCCGACACCTACTTTAATAGCCGCTTGTCCCAATCCCTCGGCAATTGTAGCAACTCCTCCTAAAAGAGCCTTACCAGCGGCCTTTACAACATCGCCTCCAGTAGCTAAAGCCTCACCAATGGCAAAGCCAATATCTCCTAATCCATTAACCGCTCCATTTGTTATTATAGCTGAAGCTTCAGCGTTAAAATCTTTTAAGGCTAATAAGAAATTAGTTTTTTTGGATTCGTCAATGTCTGCAATCTCGGGTTGTATTACTATACTTTCCGCTAGTTTATCTAAATCTAATCCAATGGGCATTGGCTTTGCAATTGATTCAGCCATAGCAAGAAAACTTGCGTCTAATTCTTTTGCGAGTTTAGTTTGCCTTTCTAGTAGAAAATTTGCGGTATTCATTTCAGGATTACCAGCCAAAATTACTTTATTAAGTTTGTCCCATCCTTTGGAATATTCTTCAAACGCCTTCGCTCTTTCCTCTGCCTTTGTTTCGTCGCTTACTTCATTAAATGTCTCAACACCAGCAGCAGCTTCAACAGATGCTTTCTGAATTCCCTTAATTAATATTGCCTGTCCTTCTAATTTATTGGCATAAACTGGATTTAAAAGAGAAAGTAATTGCTTGCCAAAAGTTACAAAGCCATTTTCTCCAGTATACTGAGCAACTGTATTTACTGCGGTTAATGAGGTTACTAATTTGCTGGTTAAACTATTGGCCAAATCTAAAACACCTGAAACCAACCCACTCGAAGAGTTACCAATTGCTAATTGTAATTGAGTAAAGTTGTCTCCTAAATTGGATATTTTACCGCCTACGGTCTCAGAAATTGCAGCCATTGAGCCTGTAACTCCTTCAGCCTCTCCAAGGCTAATTAAATACTCTTGTATAGCTACGTCTGTTTTTTCTACTTCAGTAGTTACACCTTTAAAAGTAAACGCGACGTTATCTCCTTCGGCTTTGGCCCTAACGCCAAATTCTTTTAAACGCTCAAACTCTCCAGTCATTGCGTCCAAAGTTGCTTCTGCTAATTGGTCAAAAGATTTGCCAGTTGAAGAGGCCAAATCACCTAAGGCCGTCATTTCTTTAACTGTTGGCGTAAATCCTCGGTTGGCTAATTTTACAAAAGCGTTGGTTAATTCGTCAACCTGGAAAGGAGTTTTTGAAGCAAATTCTACAATTTGATTCATTGCAACCTGGGCCGCTGAGCTACTACCTAAAGTATTAGTTAAAACCGCTTCCATTTTTTGGAATTGTGCGGTCGTATCAATTATCGCCTTTCCAAAACTTAAAACTGCTCCAACAGAAAAAGCAGCTCCTAAAGATGTTAATGCAGTTGAGGAGATTTTTTCAAATTTGCTAAACTCTTTGCCTGACTGGTCAAGTTTGGAATTTACCTCATTAAATTTTTTATCGAATTCGCTAATCTTAGCGCCTATCTCAACCTCTATTCTTGGATTTGCCATTTCTTTCTAGTTTAGATGCAATTTCCAACAATTTCTTTGCTTTAGCAAAGTCTTGAGGCGTTGACTCCAAAGGCTTTGGATTATTATCCCAGGACAAAGGCCAAATTTTTGTTGGGTCTAAATTTACTCCCTTCTTTAAATGAGGTTGCAATAAAATTATAGCCTGTTTACGCATTGCCTCTACCATGTCTTTTTGGTCTATCTCGTGGCCTTTTATTAAAACCTTTAACTCTTTACGGCTTAAATGAAAAAGCTGCTCATAAGGGATTTTTGTCCGACCTACGAGCAGCAATAAATTTTCGCGAGCATTATAATTCTCGCTTTCGTCTTCACTTACGTTTTTTTTTGTTCGGTATTTTCACCAATCCCCAACTCCAAAAGCAAGTCGGCCAAAACGTCGTTAAATAAATTAATTACCTCTTTACCCTCAACCCAAGTTTTTAACTCATCTAAGCTAATTGGATTTGCCGATTTACGAATGCAAGCAACTTTGTGACATTCAATAAGCAAAGCGTAAATTAAATCTAGCTTTGGCATCTTTCCATTTTGAAAAACTTCACCTAAACTTTTTCCAGTAAAGTCTTCAAAATTAGCCAATGCCCCAAGATTTGGGTAAAAGAAAATCTCCCCTTCTTTAAAGGGAGTAGAATGGTATTTAGCCATATATGTTTATTAGGTTGGTATAACGCTAATTACTGGAGCGCCAGCAAAGTCGAAAGTTCCTGAGAAAGATACTTGAGAGTTTCTTTCTGCGGTAATTTCAAGAGAGTTTAACTGAGCGTCAACTGTAATAATTTTGTCACCTGACTCAGTACCTCCAAAAACCAATTCAAATACTTTGCCGATATCTTCCATCAAGTCAAAAGCTGAGAGGTTGGATGCTCCAGTAGATGCAAAATCGAGGTCTCCACTAAAAGAGAAAGAGCCTGATTTGTCGCCGCCTTCTAGTCTAACTCCATAATCGCCTGTGCAATCGTTTCTTACAATTACAGATTCGTTGGAAATTGAAACAGAAGCGGAGGTTTTACAAACGACTGGAAGAGAGTTCCACTCGAAAGTAAAGAAATTGCCTAATTGATATGTTGCCATTGCTTATTCGTTTTAACAAATATACATAAATTTTTATTTATCAAGATACTTGGAAAATATCCAAGGTATAAGACAAGATTTTTTGGTAAGCGATTTGGCTACTGCCTTGCTCAATTTGAGTTCTGCTAAAGTTCTTTCTAATGTTTATAGCTTGCAAATCGGCTGGCAATGTTAAATAATCCAGAGTCATTTTTAATTGAATAGCATTGGAAATATTTTCCGAAAGCTTTTTACCTCCGTTGCCTTGTGCAAACTTGGTTACAATATTTATTTGAAAGGTTGCGTTTTGTCTTATTGAGCAATCATTGTTTGTTGTCTCGGCTTCGTTTTGGTCTGTAATAAGGACGTAAGCGGCCGAGCCTTGGTAGTTCGCTGGATTAATACCAGGAGGCAACTCCGTGTCGTAAACTGGCAAAGTCACACCGCTAAGCGTTAAAGGTGAGATTGCGGCAATAATTGCCTTTCTTATGTCCGTAGCGATTTCTCTCATTTAATATCCTTTTTAATTTCGTTTTCGATTTCTTGCACCAAGTTAGCGGTATTCTTGAAAAAGGATGGCATTAAATAAGGACGGCCAACAATTCGGCCTTGTCCATTTCTGTAAAACCTTCTTGCAATATCTCGGACTTCTTGTGTGTATTCTGCACGACTTAAAATTTCCCTTGCACTTAATCCAGTTCCAAATTCCAACCAAGCCTCAATCTCAAATACTGGGTCGCCTGACTGCACGCCAACTCTCCAAGCTAATCCATTGTTTTCAACTACTTTATCAATCCTTTGCTTGATGTTTAATGGTAAACCATTCCAACTACTTGGAGCGTTTCTTATAGCCTCTATTTCAATATCCGTTGCGGCACTTGCCAAAGCGTCTTTAACGGCTTCAACAACTGCATCGCTTTTTTTATTTAAATCAATTAGAGCTTTGTCCAAGCCTTTTACAGTAACCGCCATTACACTCCGACCATGTTTATAATGTACTCTTTGTGTTGGCGCTCGTCATTCAATTGAACGCCAGTAATTTTGTAATATTTGCTTCGATAATAAACCTGGTAGTTTTCGCTAGGAACAAACGAGACACGATACTGGATTGCAATTTGGTAAGTGTTTGGCAATACCATCTCTCCAGCCTCCAAAGCATTTCCAGCTCTAGTTTGTTTAACCGATGCAAACGTAGACAAAGATGTAGCTGGAGTAACGGTTGTGCCTCCAGCTCCGTCGCTTATAGTTTGAAAGGAAACAAACTCAACCTTTTGGTCGTATTTTCCAAAATTTATCATACGAATAAGTCCGCTCTATATTTTAACTCGGTTGAAATGCTGGCCTTTTGGGCATAATATTCTTGGTCATTTAATAAATTCTGACGATATGCGAAATCCGTTGCAATTCTTTTAAGCATCGCAACGTGCAAATCTTGAGGTAAAGGATTTAAAGCATTAAATCCAGCCGTATAGGTGTAATTCTCAACCTCTGTTTCGTCCGTTGTTACATCCGCCACCCAAGGGCCAATTGGATATATTCTCTCGCCTCTTTTATTATTCGTGATAACCACATTTCTTTCCACATAAAGCATTCCACTTGCCTTCTCACTTTCAATTCTAGCCGCTGGGATTAGTTCGTTAGTAATTAAGGTATCCCAATCTGAGAAATCAATTTGCATCCAAGCCTTAGCCTCTGCCAAAGTAATTGGCTCCGTTGCTACTTGGGTACTGTATCTAATGTCGAGGGGTCTTACTACGCTCATTTCGTTTTTATTTCTTGTTTGTCAACTTTTATCCAAACCGCTAAGCCTTTGTCGACCAAATATGTGTCGTAGGTCTTGCCTACGGTCAATATTTCGCCTTTCTGAAAGGGTGCCAGGTCAATTAATAATTTTATCATAAAGATACTATTTATTTCATTAAATGTTTTTTCTCATTCCAAGGCTCGAAATCAGTCCAAGGTCGATAACTATGGAAAACGTAAAGCGAACGGATTAAACCAATCTTTAAGCCAAGCTCTTTAACTCTCATCGAAAACAGAGAATCAAAAGCCAAGCTATTCTCGACAAACTTAATTTTTTTCCAGCTCTTGTACTGAAATGCCATAAAAAACCCAGCAATGTATTCGCTAATCTCTTGGATGCCTTCGCCTTGGTAACTCATAGCTAGATTATAATGATTTCTAATGTTTAAATCGTTGCTAAAGGCTTTTCCATGCAATTGGTGCTTTGACCTTAGTCGATTAGTATAACATCCAATCAAGCCAAATTTGTCTCCATCTAAAGCCAAAGCATCGTGTATTCTTTTGCCCCAGTCAGGAG